GTGATCGCCGCAATTGCAGAAGCCGCCACGCCTGCGGTGGTGTCGTTGCTGGTTGCGTCGTCAGTTAGACCGCCTGACGTATCATCCGCATAAGCGAGATTCAACGTTGCGTCATTTGCAGCACCGATAAGCCGGGTTACAACAATGTCATCGCCGTGCGCCACAACAGAAAACAGGGCGGTTATATTTGCATCGAGATTCATTGCCGCCGCCGCTTTGGTGGCTACCCCTGTTGCAGTTTCGCCGCCCGCCAAAGCCACAACCGTTGTAATTGGCGAGCCTGTCATGCCGGAGGCGGTCAATGTAAAATTCGCATTACCAGCCGTGACAGTCGTTACAACAACAACGGCAGTTTCAACCTGTGGAGTGCCAACGCTCAAGCTGGCACTATAAGCCGCATATTTACTCATGCTTCCTCCAAAAAGATTACATATTCCGAGCGGGTTCTATATAGCTCGCTCTCTGGTTCATAGGTCGGTACTTCCTCAGCCGCCAACGCCGCCCGGATGGTGACAGCCTGCCCGCCGCTCCCGATGCTTCCCTTTTTACCGTTCAAAGCAGCCCGTACTTGTTCATTGATGGCGTTCGAGCTTGATTGCGTCTCTGCCCATGCGTCAAGCTGAAAACGCGGACTGATAAAATCGCCTGTTCTGCCGCTGCTCTGCATGGTGGAAATGCGCGGCGTTGTTACGCGTTGCACAACCAGACACGGCAGGGTTGCGCTTTGCGGTATCCTCATTCCATAGGTGCGTGTGGAGATGAGCGCCGTCAAGCCGGAATATCCCTGAAGATACGAAATCAAACCTTCCTCAATGACTGCCATTATGTCGCGTCCTCGATTTGTTTCATAAGTTGATACCCAACCGCGTCGCGTATATCGTCCTTGTGTTCATCTGCGGCGGGGCGGAGATAGGGGCGGGCGGGAATCTGGACACGCTTTGCAAAAATCCTCACACCGTTATCCACCCACGAAAGCATCTTTGCATAAACCGGCAGAATGACTCCGCCAAGTTCCTGAATGCGCCCATGGATGACTGTCGGACCCACTTCAACCTCTGCGCTGTGTTCGGTGGATTTACCGACAACCGTTTGGATACTTCCCGCCAAACCTGCCCCGCCTGTTGACTTGCTGGAAAATGTGCGCTCAACGTTTATCTTGGCATATGCTTCGATTACCTGCCCGCCAGCCAGTACAGCGCGCTTCAATTGCTCGCCCGAAACCGATTTCAAGACAGCTTTGACGTTGTTTTCCAATTCGATGACTTCCGTCTTTTTGCTCATGTGTCACGTATCCTAAGCAGTAAACGTATTCCTGAGGGTCCGCGCTGTGGCGGGGCAACGATGTCAAACACAAGCGCGCTGGATAATGTCTCACCAAATCGCTTTGTAACCCTGAACCTGTCGCGCAGATCAACCGTTGTGGCAATCGGCACCCTCACGGTTGCGTCGTATTCCACAACGGTCTTTTCTGTCTCGTGTCGTTCCGAGCCGGGGGACATATCCAGACCGCAGGTGATCGATGCGCTGTTCGTCGGATAGCTCTCCACGCTTTGACCAAAGGAATCAGTGGACACACTGACGGGTTGCACATTGCCAGTGTCGAGCATATGCCCGTCCTGCACTTCGCGCATGAATGTCAAATCAGCGGTGGAGAATGAATAATCCAGCGTCATTAATTGAAGTCCTTTTCAGGCAGGTTGGCAATCCATAAAGCCGGGTCTATTTCTCTTGGCGATTTGTGTAACGTGGTCGTGGATGGAAGCCTGCGGCTCCTGTGGTAACGTGCCTGCGCCATGTATTGCTCATATTGTTTCGAGGCTGAATAGCTTCCGCCGTCCGCGCTAAAGTCGAATTTATGAACGATGGTTGACGCCTTTTCCTCCCACACATCCCCAGCCGCCGCGTGCAGGTCATAGGTCGGAATCCAATTGTCATTCGGCGTCTGAGCGGGGGGCGTTGCGCTTGAAAGCGTGTATGGCAATTCGCCCTGTTCGTCCAAATGGGGATAAGCCTCAATGAAGTTGATTAAAAGCGCGTCGCTGTAGGTCGTGGTCGTCGGTTCTGCAACCATGCGGCGAAGTGCGGCGATTTGTGCGACGGTCACTTTTGAAACCGTAACCGTGACGGTGTAATCCTGTTCTGTTGCATCTGTCGCCACAACCGTATAGGTCACATCGTCAGTAAAATCGTTTGCCGTCACTCCGCTGGTTTGTGCCGTTCCGTCAATGTTCACGCTGTCGCCTGTATGCGTAAAAGTGGCAATCAGCGCGGTGACATCCGTTGCAACCGGAACGGTCACAGTTATCTTTGTCCCGCTGATTGCACCCGTCGCAGACGGTGACGAAAAACTGAAAGCGGTTATGTTTTTAGGAGCCATTATTTAACGAGCATCCTTCCGAAAAAGTGTTTTATGCCCTTGTAGAGGGCGATAAGTTTATTCATTACAGTAACGCCGAAACGACTGTTCTCGATAACCAACAAAGCCAAAAGAGCAATGATGATGTAATCCGTGTTCACTCTCTCACCTTTGTCAGATTGACCAATTCAAGGTCGAAACCGCTTTCGCCTTCCGTGTCCGCGGTTGTTGACGTTGCTTGTATCTTGATAATGCAGGGACCATCAAAAACCTTTGGCGCCTTATAAATCCGCTCGTAAGCCGTTGTGCCGGAGCTTGTCACACTAATATCATCCTTGCGTAAAAAACCCGTTGTTTGTACGTTCGGGTTGGGATTCATCAAAATCTTGAAATCGGCAGATATAAGAGTGGCTCCAACGGTTTTGTCAATATTCGCCGTCCACCTGTGCATGAGCGCCTTTTGTGTACTTGGCACTCCATAGATCGCCATTTCTGTCTGACCGTCACCAGGAAGGATGACCGCTGTTATTGTGCTGTCCACCGCCGCCGTTGCTGTTATGGTTCCGGCATTAATTACCTTTGCAGCGGTAGGGGTCATTTCCATGCGGTGAATGATGACATAGCTATTTGTAGTATTAACTGGCGTCTGCCCGGTGAGTGCAACCACTTCGCTGGTTTCTGCCGTACTCCATGAAGTCAAGCCATAGACCGTTATATTGAATCCCGTATCTGCCGCAGACGAACTGACAAGGGCGTGAATTCTTGCGGCGGTGGGAGCCAGCCATATTTGTTGTGTCGGGGTTGCGTCCGCACGGCTCCATATATCCGTTGCCGTTAATTGAACACCGTCCGGGGCGGTTCCGAATTTATTAACGTACGTCCTGCCTTCGATATTTCCCAAGACAAGCTCTGAGAAATAGTTAAGTAGGAATTGTTTCGACATTGAAAAGAGGCGGGGCTATTACACCCCGCCAGTTCATTACACCGGGATTACTTCAAGGTAGAGCGTGCCAGTGAATCCGGCTGTGGTAGCCGAACCCGTGAAGGTCACATACTTTGAGGTCGTCCAGACTGCCGGGGCAGTGATCGCTGTCTTTGCCGTGTTCTGCATGGCGAAGCCGTTGTACCAACTCGCAGCCGCGACTCCGTTAACGTCCAGAGCGTTGAGGATGTCGGTAGCCGCCGCGCCTGTCGTGGTCACACCCACTGAAAGGTTGGCAGAGCCAGTCGAGGGGGTAACGAAATTGAACGTAGCCCGCACGATTTGAACGCTCACACCAAACGGGTTGGCAACCTCTCCGATTCCGGCATTGTCAGTCGAAGCCACACCAGTTATGGCGATGGACATCGTGTTTCCTTTGCCTTCCGTGTTAACTGATACTGTCATTTTGGTTTACTCCTGCGGAATTTCTTTTCTGGTTTTTCCGCGTCTAGTTTTTCTTCTTTTATCAAGCCTTTGGCAATCAGACCTCTTAGATCATCAGGCGTGAAAGCGGACGGGCTTATCACCTGCCCGCTTTCATATTTCACGCCCAAATGATCGAAGTCTTTAACTGCTTTCATTAGGTGGTCGGTTGTGTGGAAATGAACATTCCAGCATTGGGAGCCGCGCCAGCGCCATAGACATGTGTCACGGTATCAGCCACGCCCATTCCAACACCCACGAATTGACAATTGCCCTTCAAGACAACATAATGGGTATTGCCACCCGAAACGCTGAAAGCATCAGTGATTCCAGTCGCCCAATTGCTCGAGTAGTTGATAAACGTACAATCCTCAAAGATGTTCCAGCGCATGTCGTCCCCGGAAGCGTCAACCTTCACGAGAAATTTTCCCGCTGTGGTCGAGTTGGAGATGAAGTTGCAGCGCCTGAAATGGTTACGTGCGCCCGTCAAGATCAATTCGCTGTTTGCGGCGGTGCGGGCAACAGTATCCAGACCAATGGTGCAATCCTCAAAGAAGTTCTCGGAGCCGGTCACTTTCAGCGAATACGAGCCAGCCCGCGAAAACGGACCGCTTGCCGTTGCGTCGCCCATGCCAGCAATAAAAACATTCTTGAAGTAATTTCTATCACCTGACACAAGCACACACGCGCCATCTGCCGCGCTATCCTTACCATCGAAAAACTGGATGTTTTTGACAATACAACCAGAACCGGACAGCGTGAAAAGCACAGACAGATCGTTCGATGATGTGTTCACAATGCGGCATCGTTGCCCCATGCCAGGGAGGTCGCCTGAAAGTCCGACAAGGTGGGTGTAATTCAGATTCCACGTAATCGCCGCTGAGGGATTGAAAGCGGAAGCACCCTGAATCATCACAACCGCGTCATTTTGGTTGGTCGTGCAGTTTGCGAACGCGGTGGCGACTGAAACCTCAGGGGAACTAAAGTTTGTAGCCGAATTTCCAGCCGTGCCGTTGGCAGGGTCAACCAAATAGACCTGTGACAGCGGACCGCGCGGCAAGCCACTCAACGCAATAAACTCATTTGTATTTCTTGGATAGAGTCCCATGTCATCCTCCTAAGCCGTCAAAACGGCGAACGGGAAGCGGGTTGCATCCGTTTCATTTTCATAGGTCGGGGGATTCGGCAAGGCAAAACCAAGACGCATGACAGCACGCAGGGCAACCATATCCTGTTGGAAAAGGTTGTACACAATGTTTCCGCCAGCATCTGTTATTACCGATTGGTCTGACACCGTATAGGTGATGTCCTGTCGCATGGCATAAAGTAACTGGTCCCACATGCCCGAAATCTGCAAACTTGACGCGGCAGTGATGCTTGCGTCGGTGGGGAAGTAGATTGGCGTCCCGTCCAGTTCGTAGCGGGTCGGGTCCTGCATGTTGGTCTTGAATATGGGCTGACCGTCTGCGTCGCGCACATTGCGGTATTTGCCTTTCATGCTTATATGAGCAATCGAGCCAGTGACCATGAAACCGTCCGCTTCGACAAGCATGAACACGCCATCAGCGCCCGCGCCAGTTTCGCCCAGCACGGCTTCATACAGGTCGGTATATGCGGCAAGGGAAATCGTGTGACTTGCGGCGGTGGAGCCTGCGACAAGCCCAGCCGCGCCCAGGTCAGTTGTCCATGTGGCGGGGATGTTCGTGCCGTATAACACGGCGGCGGTGATCGCCTTCGACAAGGCGCGCTCGATTTCCGGGCGTACCTCTGCCCAGATGTCAAAGTCGGCATCGTCCAAGACTGCCGCAGCAATCGGCACAATGACCGCCAATTCTTCAGCGTCAATGTATTTGTTTTCCCAGGTCACGTCACTTGTTTGCTTAAGACCTGTATCCCCGCTCACAAAATAAGCGGTTGCGAAAGTCCCAAGAACGGGTAACCTGCGCTGTGCGCGACTCATGTTGGGGAGCCTGCGCGCCAGTTGCATGATTGGATTCATCGTTGGGAGGTTTGAGATGATTTCGGCACTCACATCCTCGGGGATGAGGGCGGCGGAATCAGTTCTCGAAATAACGGAATTGTATGGCATTTTATACTCCTATCCGCCACGCCCAGCGGCTTGACGGATGAAATCATTCATTGATTTTTTGGCGGGCGGCGGGTTTCCTGTTCCCGCGCCTGCGTTTGCATTTGCAACATTTACACCGAACAACTCAGGGGCTTCGGCTCTGATAGCATCCCAATCAGGATTCCCCTTGCGGTCAAATAGATTACTGGCTTGTGCCAATAACCACGCCGCTTTTGCGTTCCTGCATTGGAGCTCAGGTTTCATCGCCTGCTCAAAGAAATCCGCTTTTTTCTCTGTGACTTCGAGCTTCACGCTCATTTCGTCAAGAGCTTTGCGGGCTTCGCTTCCCTCTGCCTGTGTCTTTGCGAGTTCCTTGATTTGACGGGCAAGGTCATCGCGTTCCTTGCGTGTCGCTCTCACGGTATTCATCAAAGCCTCGGAGTGGGTTTCGTACAGTTCCTTGACTTGCGGCTCCTGCTTTTCCAGCCAATCTTCAAATGTCGCGGGCGTCACGCCTTCGGCTTTCGTCGGTTCTGCTGGATTGGGTTGTGAAGGTTCTGGTGTTGCTTGTGTTTGATTCGGTAGCATCTCGCTATTTTCCTTTTCCTCTCCATCTCGGAGAAATAAAAAACGCCGCTTTTGCGGCGGGATGGTTGTCCATTCCTGCTACAAAAGCGGCGTTTCGTTTGAACTGCCTATTTATTCAGTTGTTGTTATTTTACCACAAATCATTTACTGGAAGGCTTAGCCAGTTCTATAATTGATTTCTGATATTCCTTTGTTAGTAAGATTGCCTCTTCATATCCAAAGCCTTGCTCGACCAAAGCGTTGCAATATGCTTTTACGAGAACCGCTAATTGATTTACGCTTTCCATCAATTTCTCGAAATCAGTCAATTCATCCATTAGAATCTTCTTTCTGTGGGATTGTCCATGTCTCGTTTTTTACATGCGGAAGCTGGCGCGCTTCCCTGCGTAATTCTGCTGTGGTCGGGGAGATGCCCAATTCGCGCTCACACGCATCCACCATCATTAAGAAAGCCTGACGAACAGCTAACAGAAAATCACGACTCATTGTCTAACATCCTGTCATCAACCAAGTCTGTTTCGTCAACTGTAAAAAAAGCTTCCCCATTTCTTACCCAAGTATCACCAACCAGCATGAATTTTTCAGCCTCCATCTTTTGACCAATATAACGTGGAAAATCCTTATAGATGTATATATACTTTGCTGTGTCCGATATGGAATATTCTAAGCCTGTATCTGGATGTGTAAACTTCTTCATACCATACCTTTCATTTTCAAAGCCGCGAACAAATCGTTTTATATTTTCATAGGCATCTTTAAAAGTAGTTATCTCAATCCATTCATTTTCAGGGGACAATATAACATCTTCGCCATCCTCAAAGATAATCTCATTTTCGTTTATTTGTTTCATTCCGGCTCGCCTTTCTGTGTCAACACCGTATCATACGCTTTCTTCTTTGCCAGTTCCACAAGCATGTCACGCGTTTTCTGTGTGATCGATTCGCTTTCGATTTGTTGAACGATTACGAGCCTGTGACTCCTGCGCCAATCCGCCCGCCTTGCGTCAAAAATAACCGCAAGATACCAGAACGGCTCGTCAAGCGAAATCGCCGGGAGTATCATATGTTCAATGCGTGCGTCAATGAATGAGAGGGTGATTAGCGATTCGTTCATTTCAGCCATCAAATTTTATTCCTAATTTTTCCAGCGTTTCCAGTTTTGGTTTATTGCTTTCAATCCTAAGTGCCTCTCTATGAATAAATTCTGGTGTCAGATGCACAACCATTTCAGCAGCATCGCTTTCAGAATATCCAATATTACACACAACCTGTATGAAGTTTGCAACCGCTTCGTCTTGCGTCATTTCAGCCATCTTTAAACGCTCCAACCATTCCAGTTAATTCAAGTTTTTCAGTGTTTATTTGTAAACCTAAAACCATAAAGGTGTACTCTTTTATTTTTGAATAGGTGAACTTTTCGACTTCAACCGCATTACATAAATCACTATAATACGGCTCTTTTAGTTTTAGTTTATATTTAGCCTGCCCCAAATTTATATTGCTGTCGTAATTAACCGCAGCTTGTCTGAGCGGAATGATTAAAGCCGCTTTTGTTTTGTCACTTATTTTAGCCATTCTATCATCTTCTTTCCAAGACGCACCAAAAACGGGGCTTTCTTCTTTTCAGTGAAAAACACACAGGTGTCAAAATCGCATACAAATGACCTGTACATGTAAGAGGCTGAATTTGAACACCACATGCCCGCAATCTCTGTCATTGTCGGATTGCCGCTTGTAACTTTTGGCGACAATGAGGACGGCTCGCGGAAGTATTGGCAGTTCTCGCATATTTGGCTTATATCGAAACCGTCCACGATGTTATTTGCCAGTCTCTTTAGGGTTGTACTCATTTTACTCCCAATTCTGCGAGCGTTGCCACTCGCGGGGACGCTCCCCATATTTCATTATTTTGTACCTTGCCCAAATCGGTAAACTTGAACAATCCGTCACTCCATGCCTCAAAGCGAGTATTGCCCATTATCTCACGCTGCTGTGCTGGGTCAAGCGTTCTAAACCATTCCTCTCCTCTTTGCCATGTCGGTGACTTCACGCCCTCAACCTCAGGGATTGCAGTACATTTGCCGCGCGGGTGATCGTATAGCTCGCTCGCTAAATCGAAATGTTCCCCGTCCAGTGCAAGGCACGAAAGACAAGCCGTTGCCTTTTTCACCAATCGCCTGAAACCTGTTACCACCCCGCTTTTCCTGTACTGCTCCGTTGAGGCTGTACGATAAGCTCTTGCCGCCTCTGTACGGGCAATGAGTAAAGCGCGGTCAAGTCCCATCCCCATTCCATCCGCCATGTCTTGCGCTATCTGTCCGCTTCCCAACCCGCGACCCAGTCCATTTACAAGCGCATCCAGCAAGCCGTCAACCGCCTCTGGATAATCTTCCTTCAAAAGAGAATACAGCGGCGAGCCGTCGCCAGCAAAGCCAATCATGGATTGAACCGCGCCGACATTGATACGGTTGAACGAAGCCGACAATGGAGAGGAATACATGCTGATTATGGCGTTCTGCGCCGCGTCAATTCCCAATGTAGCATATTGCTCCTGTGCTGTGGAGATTGCACTCACGGCGAAATCCTTGTTATATTTCCTGATTTCGTCTGTGAGTTGCGCCTGGATTATCTTGTACCTTTCAGCGCGGAATATCATCTGTTGGGTGATTGTTTCGCCTGCCGCCTGTCTACGTGCCATCTCCTCAGCCAGCGCCGCTATATCCGCTTCCAGCCTATGCTCAATTTGCAACCAGCGACGCCCCATGTCGTTCATGGTCGTAAGTTCCAAGTCGTCAAGCCTGTCACGGTATTCCTGCAAGACTTGAATCACAAGCGGGTCAGAGGGGCGGGGATTAGGAAGGTTCATTCTTTATATATTCGACAAGTGTTTTAAGTATGAAGTTCTCGGGATTGAATCCAACATCTTCAAACAATGACATTTTTATTGGTATCCTAATCCCATCAGGATATTGGTCAC